GTCCTAGTGTAAACCACCAAGGTGTCGAGACACGGGCCGCAGGACCGCACTCGGTCTGCTAAGAGCCGGTTGGATCGACCAGTGACTTTATGGGGAACGCACTACTCCACCTTTTGAAGGCAAGGGAGTGTGCGAAGACCATCCTATGGACGTATACAGGGTTGTATACGGTAATGGGGTCCCCATAAAGATTCACGTCAGGTTCGGCAATCTAGGTGATGTACCGTTTCTTCAACGGTACCTTCCTTTTTACCTAGGTTACTTTGAATAGCTCCTCAGTAAAGCAACCCCATTTCGAGGAAATGAAGTGTTTGCCTTTGGAGAGCTACCCGCGGCACAGTCCGATTATCGCGTGATACTTACTCACCATCTTCTTAGAGAAGAAGCCGATGAGATCATCACCACATAGTCGGAACGGCTGAGGAACCTGACCACAGAAGCTGCTTGCCACCTTACCCCAAAAGAGGTGTACCAGTGATAGGGTGATCCAGGTAGTAGGTAGACCCATGAGGATCCCACGATGGGAAAGGAACTCTGTTTACAGATTTCCTTTTCCTAGGGAGCCCTCTGGATATTCTAACCACTACGGCCCTATGCACGAGTACACCACTTCCCTTGCCCATTCAGGAGTATTGAGAGCCTCCAAGAGCTCTTCCCACACCACTCGAACCAAATCGAGAGGCAGGAGATCCGTAGCCGCTGTTAAGTCGCTAGAAACGACTTGACGGGGCTCCGTACAATACTTCCCTTGACCGTGTCCCTTTTGAAGCTCCATGAACAATTCCATGGCAGCTGAACGTCGGTCGCCTTGCAGGACGGTTTTGCATTCTGGAATAGAATGTAAGAAACCGAGCACTTACCTGCGTACGGCATGGGCAAGAAGGACTAGAGATCCGCTTGACTTCGTTACGATCCTGGACTTCGCTCCGCGAGCTGGGCAGACAATGACCTGAGCCCTTGGCACCAAACCAGCGGAGGTTTGAACCAAGGAGCTCTTGTAGTCATTATAGAGTGAAACAAACTGGTATAATTCAACACCAAGCTTGTTCACTTCTATCCCATCTAGCTCAGGGATCCGAGTTCGTAACTAGTCTTCAAAGAGAGCTCTCTTATCTCTAGTCTCGGGGTTATCTACGTGGCAAAAGGAAAGTAAGTGATCAGCCAGCCCCCCCTCCTTAAGGGGCTTATCAAGAGAGGCGGACTGAGTAAACGGGAAGATAGTGGGGTTCATCTGAGAAAACGCTTTACTATTCTTTTGGAACAAGTTCCTAAAGAATCTGCGAGCATCAGATAAATCTCTCTACCAACAGGAGAACTCAGACCCATACGCTTTCGCGTGATCTTGATAGGGCTTGGTGTCCGAAGAGTCGACGGACGGTGCGGGAAGCGCACGTCCCATGAACGAGAACTGCAGTCGAACGTCTTCCGACCTAGCGAAGAACTAAGCGAATTAGTTCCACGGCTTAGGGAGACTTGGATTTCGACCCTCGAACACGGATAGCCTCATTTCTGAGGCCACCATCTTCACTTCGGAAAGCCCAGCTTACTTTCCTCGACATATTACTAGGTTCAACAGATGAGCACAAACAGCATAGTAATTGCTGATTGCGGCTCGTTCCTAAGGTAAGGAACGGTGAAGGCATCTGTTGCCCCTAGTGGCGATTATACAAGACCCGAGGATTCTGCACAGCATTTTTGCAGTCTCCTTGCGGACCTTGTACTGTCTGGCAGTTAGTTGTTTGGCATGCTTCAATGCCCGTCTAACAGCCGATAACCAGACAGCGCGGACCCCATCGACTAAGGGGGGAGTATTAAGGACTCATTCAGCGTTAGCGGAATGATCCAGGGTCAAAGTACTCTTCCAAAGGAAGTCGACAGGATCGTGAGGTAAACTCCACGATCCCTTCGATGTGTAGTTCTTTTTAAGAATTGCC